AGAAACTTCCACCCCAGCCTTTTCTTGTTCGGCTTTTTCTTTATCTTCATCCGAAGCCAACGTTACGGTGGTTTCCTCGTATTCATCAAAATCAAGGTCAACTTGATTATCTTCTTGCTCGTGTGTGTTGCTTTTTTCTTGCGCCATTTGCTTGTCCTTAGTAGCTTAAAATGTCATCAGGATTGCTGATTGTTGCAATCACTTCGTCGTCATTCAAAATACGCACTTCTCCGCCTTCTATTCTAAAGCGAGAACCGGCATATCGTGGGAAGACAACCCATTCGTTTTCCTTGCACCACGGACCCTGTGGAAACTTGTCTTTATCCGCGTAGGCCAGAGGCCCTTGCTTTAAGACCAAGCCTACTACCGTCTGTATCTGGTCTTCATCCAGAGTAGTACTGGTAATAGCGATTCCGCCGGAGGTTATTCCCTTGCCTCGATACGGAAGTATCAACATACGCCAACCCGTAGGCTGTGGCATACGATCAATAAGAGACTTATCTATACTGTCCGGGTCCAAAACCCTGTCATCCGCAGCAACATACGCTGTTTCAATGGTTGGTTCTGGATCGGATAGCGTGGCACTTACGCCATAAGGTGTAATAATTGCAGATTTCTTAGACATCAAATTGCTCCTGTTTTTCTAGCAGGCCCGAGAGTTCCTGTTCGACGTAGAATAAAGCATCCAATTCACCCATGAGCTTTTGATACTGCTCCATAGTTCGGATACCGTTGTTTCCTAATATTTCATGTACGCTTTGGCGTCGTTCTTTCGTTGTTTTTTGGATAAACTGCACTACTTGAATAACGTCCATTCTTATATTCCCTTACTTAATCAGACAGTATCTTATACTATTTTGCTCCTGTTTTTCAAGTGGGCTTCTTTAATGTCTGCCTTACTTTGACCGTGGTATTCCACCGCCATATGGTTAAGCAATAATTGAGCGCACAACCACTTTTTGTTGACTCTCAAATCGCCAAGATAGCGACCATACTTTCCTTTTTCTTTAGTCTTTATTACGGCGGTAGACCCTACCGGGCAGAACGTTTGGACAAACTTCTTTGCAATAAGTCCGAATTTCTTTTCCTCCAAATCTCTTGTTCTAGACTCGGGAGTATCAATGCCATACAGACGTATACGCTGGTTAAGAAGCCAAGTATCAAAGCCAAGATCAATATCAACATCAACGGTGTCTCCATCAATTATCTTTCGGATTATGCAGGGATATTCAAACATAGGTATTAGTCGCGATCATGTCCGTAACCTCCAAGGCTCTGCCTTTTACTTGCTTGGCCCATTTTGAATTCAAGAATTCACCTGCCGCTTTTTTGTGGTCAGCTTGGTCCATGTAGGATAGTGCTATTTTAAACGAGGCAAACCGTACCCGACCAAGATTAAAGTGCATATTAATAATGGCATCGCGCCTTGCACCTTCCTCCATGTCGTTAAACCAAGGGTACTCTTCCGCCAATTCTTTTATTGTTCTAAGAATATCGTTGGAAAGCATATAGTCTATTTCGTCGTCGCTTAGACCCAGCCCATGATGTCTTTCGTTGTCCGAAATGTTTCTGCCACAGCCTATCGTCAAAACGCCAAGACTATCCTTATATGCGTGGTTTTTTACGCCCTCGTGACGCTTGAGTGTTTCTATCAACTTTTCCATGTCAGTTTCCATTGCTGCTGCCTCTAAAAACAAAAAAGGAGTCAACCCTAAAAACACGGCAACAAACCGGTTCATAGGCCCGCGCTCCTATAGCTTGTATAAGACAAAAAGTTTAATTAACGCTTCCAGATTCCACACCACTTTTGGTGGTTGCGTCGGCGGTTTCCTCCGACACTATGTCGTCAATAGTGTCACATACGTCTGGGACACTTATTCCGGTAGTTACTTCAGTCGCGACGCGGCCTACGGCTCTTATGCCTTTATAGACGCCAGAGCAGTAAAGCTCTTTGTTTTGAATCATGTCCGCTGAAACAGTGCAACTGCTAACGAGTAACATGAGTAATAGGTAGGGTAGTTTCACGTGGAACTCCTTTTTTTGCGTCGGCCTTTACCGGCGGTGTTTAAGGCAATGGCTACCGCTTGCTTCTGCGGATAGCCTTCACCTTTTAGTTTTTTTACATTACCACTTACATCTTTTTTACTACGGCCTTTTTTTAATGGCATACGTTATTCCTCAAAATAAGCCATAGGCTTCTCTAGGCGGTCTAACATAGCAAGGGCGTTTACAAGGTTAAGTACCGACTGCGCGTACTTCATAGCCTCGTCGTGGCTAGTAGATTTTTCTGCCGCTATGGCTAGTGTCTGTACTGCCGTTTCTATTTCAATCTTCATAGGGTTCTAACTCCTGTGGTTTTTAAAAATAGCGAAGGTATTTCGCCTAGTTAATAGTAAATTTGCCGCCTCTAAGCATCGCTCCCATGCCCCTGCTAGTTCCCGTAGTAACGGTACCTTTGCCAAGATTCTTGGGAGTCGGGATTACTTTGTAGTCACTAAAAGGCACCTTGCCTTGGTCTTGAATCACTTCAAAGGTTGTGGCTGTAGGTGTCTTTGGGGGCTTGGCCCCGCCTGTCTTTACTGTTCTGCTCATGGGTTTCTACCTTCCTTTTGACGTAGTCTCATCATTTCGCGTCGGTCTGACGCCTCTATTCTTGCTGCGGTCTGGCCTTCTTGTGATTCCAAGCGGTCATCAAACTGACGACTTCTTTCCTGTAGCTTTTGCTCATCTAAGCCAAACTTAGCTTGGTCGTTAGCAATATCGGCTGCGGTGCGTTGCCCCTTTATTTCTATCTCTTGTTGCTTCAAGGCAATCAATGGATCAGGGCCTTCTTGCTCCCCTCCACCGGCAATCTCTTGGCTCAATACACGTAGTGCCGTCATCTCTTGTGCAATAGTCTGCGCTACCAACGCCTCTACTTGCAACAGTTGGTCTTCGCTTGCAGGCTGTCCTTGGTTTAGTTCCATAAACTGAATAGCCGCTTGCTCTCTTGATTTAAGCTTTACGTGTTCCAGAACGTGCTTTTGCAAGCCCACTATGACGTTTGGCATTTGCTGCACCATACCACCGGCCATAAAGGTCAAATGAGCCATTATATGCGCTTCGTGATCCTGACCCTCAAACGCCAATAACTGCGTGTCCTCCATAGAATCCACGTTTTCCTGTGCGGGGTCTTTGGGAAGAGCTTCTGCAACCTCGGGCGCTTTAAGAATACTGTCAATATCTCGCACACCTAACGCTTCGTACATCCTACGAAAAGCTTCTTGCTTGTTGTGCAACTCAGGTGCTTGCATGGCAAGCTCTAACTGCGACTGCGCTAACGCAATTCGTTGGGCCTGTGAGAAAATGTTGGGATTGGAGACAGGAACTACGTCAAGCCTGTCGTCAAAATCTTGAGCCATTACCGTTTGTTCGCCGCCCGCCACCGTGTACGGATACTCCTGCGGGAGAAACTCGTGCATAACCCTAGCCAGTATCTTAAATTCCTTTCGCATAGCAAAGTGAAGACGCTTGTGTACAGCACTCATCACTCTTGAGCCTTGCTCAAGCATCGCAACCGTAGTGCCAACCGCTGCACCCTGATTGCCATCACCTACTTTTAAATCAGTAATCGTAGCAAACCTTTGACCAGCATCTACCACAAAACTTAATAACTGAAACAAGGTCTGGTCTGGGCCTTTGAACGGCAAAGGCATCAAGCTGTCCCGTATTGCACCACCGGGCGCGTCCACATCCCTAAACTCACCGGGCTGTAACGGGTCTGCATCATCCCTGATCCGTAGGCCACGGGCCTTGAATCCCGCTGGCAAGTTAGACAACGTACCCGCATCAATCAATTGCCTCAATGCCGCCGTAGCTGTACGCGACAACCCACCAATAGTGTGGATCAAACCTAAACCATAAAACCCAAATCCCGGCAGAAACTTGTAGTGTACAAAATAAGGTATCTTCTTCTTGTTAGGATCGTCTTCTAGGTAGTTTCTGCGAATACTTAAAACGGTACCCTTCTCTTCGCTGATCGTAACTATGTACGGCAGCTTAATACCTGTCTCTTCGTCCTCGTCATCACGGTCCTCAAAGCCTTCCAAGTCTAGTTCTACATGGAATTCAAGCAAGGTTACGTCATAATTAACCGTGGCCGACGGGTCTGTGCCGTCTATTCGGTCTATTTCGTTCCTTATTTCGCTTTGATTGGACTGTTGAGGCTCTAGCTCAACATCACGATAAAACCCCGCTACTTGCTGCTTTCGCAGGTCATTAGCCGAAATAGGTACCACATGAGTGATAATTGGGCACGTTTCTAGGCTAGTTGTCTCATAAGGAACCACAAGGTTCTCCGCCGGTACAAAAGTACTGACAGGACGGTCTAACCCAGCATCGTAATACACCTTCTTAAACGTAGAGCCTGCCAAGGGGAGATAAAACAACATCTGATCAAACTCTGGCGTGTACTCTTCCATTACATCGGTGATGTAATAGTTCATAAATTCTTTAACACGCTTGGCCTGTTGCTCTTTTTCTTTGGTTAACGCACCCATAACCACGGTCCGAACAGGACCATCGGGGGGTAATAGCTCGTTGTAGGCTTGTGCTTGGAACTGAGTAGCGGCTTCTGCCAACAAAGGATGCGTAACGCCCGTTGCACCACGAAAAGGCTGTGTTCTGTCTTCGTAGTTGAAGCCAAGTAACGCTAAACCCTTTGAATACGTGTCTTCCCACTCTTTACGTGTCTCGCGATTACCTTCGTACTGCCCTTGTAGATCAGCAGATAAGGTTCCCAAAACACCGTCATCTATGTCTTCGGCAAGGTTCCTATCGAAATCGCCATCCTCATCCATAAACTCCTCGTTTTCTTGAGGATCAAAATCTACGATAGCACCGCCATCGTCAGACTCGGTAATCTCTATCTCGATCAAGGCGTCTTCACCTAAACCATTGGTGTTTGGAGCGCCTACCTCAACGTCCTCCATAATCTCAACACCAACTGATCTTTCAACCATAGGAGTGATGCCTTCGCCATTACCGTTAGCCATGCTCTACTTGCTCCTAGCCATGATGCGATCTAGTGTACTTGCCATCTCGGGACTCATTGTAGCTCCTTGTAAGCTGGCTAATCCGGTCTGTCGCATGAGCCGTGAGCCAACAGCATCTTGCCGTAGCTCAACGGGGCTTCTGTCTTGTGCATCTACGGAACCACCTTGGTTAAACCCAAGGTCAAATCCAGTAAGGTCTATTTTTAAATCCCTAGC